TTAAGTGGAATCGCTCAAGTGCTTTCGCCTCAGCCCGAACTAAATACCACGCTTGACGAGTCAGTGCAGTTGGAGTCCTTTACCTTCTCCAACGTCGTCAACACCAGTCGTCAGGGGATGCCCTGCCCAATAGCCTATGGACGGGTGTTCGTTGGATCAGCGGTGCTGTCCAGCGGTCTTGACGTCGATCAGGTGCAGGTATGACTCAGACCAAATACGTCGTTGGTGCTGGTGGTGGAGGTAAAGGCGGTGGCGGTAGAAGCACGCCAACCGAGTCGGACGATACGCTCCAGTCAACACAGTTTGCCAACGTCCTTGACCTAATCAGCGAAGGCGAGATCGGTGGTCTTGAGGATGGCAACAAGAGTATTTTCTTGGACGATACGCCTGTTCAAGCAGCTGATGGCACCAATAACTTTGAGGGCTTTACTGTTGTTACCCGTGTTGGAACGCAAACCCAAACCCACCTTGCAGGACCGTTTAACGCAACGGAGCGAGAGACAGCAGTTGGCGTTGAGGCTACAAACAGCAGTTCTGTAACTCGCAGCATTACAGACACAACAGTTGATCGTTTGCGTGTCACGCTGACGATCCCATCGCTGCAGGTATTAGAAGACGATGGAGACCTTGTTGGTCACAGCGTTCGCATCAAGATTCAGATCCAGTACAACGGTGGCGGATATAACGACGTCATTGATGACACGATCAGCGGCAAAAGTAGCAACCGCTATCAACGCGATTATCTAGTCAACCTGACTGGCAGTTTTCCGGTTGATGTGCGGATGGTGCGTGTCAGTGCCGACGAAACAAGCACGAAACGAGCCAGCACCACAATATTCCAAAGCTTCACCGAAATTATTGACGACAAATTTCGTTATCCCAACTCAGCACTGGTTGGCCTGCGGTTTGACTCGCGTCAGTTCAACAGTATTCCATCCCGTAAATATCTGATTCGTGGAATCAAAGTCAAGATTCCAAGTAACGCGACTGTAGACACCACAACACATATCGGTCGGCTGACGTATTCCGGCATTTGGGACGGTACGTTCCAGGCTGCAACTTGGTGTAACGATCCGGCCTGGTGTCTACATGACCTCTTGATTTCTGAGAGGTACGGGGCAGGTGTGCCCGAATCAACGCTCGACAAGTACGACTTCTTTGCGATCAGCCAGTATTGCAACGAACTTGTTGATGATGGAACGGGCGATGTAGAGCCGCGTTTCAGCCTCAACATGCTGATTAACAGCAGAGATGAGGTATACAACGTCATCCAGCAGATGACGGCCATCTTCCGTGGCATTAGTTATTACGGCGCTGGAACGTTGCAGCTACTGCAGGACAAGCCGTCTGATCCGCAATATCTGCTTAGCCCTAGCAACGTTGTTGACGGTCTTTTCCAGTATCAAGGCACGTCCCAGAAAGCACGGCACACCGTTGCTGTTGTGGCTTGGCAGTCATACGACACCCGTGGCGATATTGAATATGAATACGTTGAAGACCATGATGCGGTCGCAAAGTACGGCATCATCAAAAAAGACATCAAGGCCATTGGTTGCTACAGCCAAGGGCAGGCGCATCGCATCGGTAAATGGGCGTTGCTGTCTGAACAGAACCTGACTGAAACAATCCAGTTCAGCGTTGCGATTGATAGCGGCATCATTTTGCGACCTGGCATGGTCGTTGATGTTGCTGACCCTGTTCGTGCTGGCAGGCGTCTTTCTGGTCGCGTCAAGACTGCAACCACAACAAAGATCGTCACAGACAGCGGCAATGGCTTAGTTACCGCGTTGGCCGCTGCAAACAATCCAAAACTGTCAGTCATCCTGCCAACTGGATTGGTCGAGCAAAGAAATGTGCCGGTTGGCGGCATCACGTTGCTTGCGGATGGAACGGCAGAGATTGACGTTTCCAGTGCATTTAGCGAAGCACCTGCTGCTGGATCGGTGTTCCTGTTCCAGAACGACGAGATTCAGTCCCAGCAGTTCCGTGTTGTATCTGTTGCTGAATCAGGAGAAGGAATCTATGGCGTCAGTGCTGTTGCGTATAACAGCACAATTTATGACGCGGTTGAATCCGACAATGAGCTAACCAATCGCGACATCAGCAACCTGTCGTTGATTCCCAACGCAGTTGACAGCATCAGCTTTGACGAGTTTTTGTACGAAGAAGGCAGCAGCGTGCATGTTGGCGCGTCGGTCAGCTGGAACCATGATCGTGTCAACGTCAGCGAATTCCGGGTTCAATATCGGGTTGATAATGACAACTGGCAAGCCGTAGAAACGTCTTCACCTTCAGTGACGCTGCGAACACTGCGTGCAGGTCGTTTGTATGTGCAAATCCAGGCCAAAAACTCTTTAGGCAAAGGCAGCCAGATTACGGCCTCAAACTTCCAGTTGTCAGGCAAGACTGCTGCACCTGCTGATGTGGCTAACTTCAGCATGATTCCGGTCAACGGCCAAGCACGTTTGACCTGGACGCAATCTACGGACCTAGATGTGCGTGTTGGTGGTTATGTTCGTCTGCGCCATTCGCCTGATCTAAGTGGCGTTACTTGGCCGACTTCAACAAGCATTTCTGAGCAGATCTCAGGTTCTGCAACTGAAGCGTATGCCGACTTGAAGGCTGGAACGTATAGCGCCAAGTTTGTTGACTCTGGTGGTCGCGAAAGTCTGGCCGCTGCACTGATCGAATTTACGAAGGCAGATCTTCAGAGCGTTGAAGTTGTTGGTGCGCTGGGCTCTACGGAGGATCCATCGTTCACTGGCACCAAAACCAACCTGACGGTAGATACCACAAACAATGAGCTAGAGCTAGCAACTACCGGCAACGAGCTTCAACCTCTTGGTGACTTTGACCTCGAAGATGGCGGTGGTTTGTTGCTTGAGGACGACAGCAATTTCACGCTGCAAGGCGATGATGAACTGCATCAATCTGGAACGTATGTCTTCAATGGCGGCAATACGTTTACGTTGAGCGATGTCTTCAGCCTCAGGCTGGACAGCACGTTGCGGGCTCGTAGCTTTTTCCCGTACGGGGAACGCATTGACGATGAGCCTGACTTTGACTTGATCACTGAGTTTGACGGCACCGCTCCAAACACCTGTGATGTTGAGCTGTATATCCGCACCACACAGGATGACCCTGCGGGTTCTCCTACGTTCACGAGCTGGCGTCGGTTCAACAACGCAGAGTTCAAGGCGCGTGGTTTCCAAGTAAAGGCTGAGTTCAGCACTGGCGGTCCACAGGAGCAGATTGCTGTCGACCAGCTGCGTGTTCAGGCGCAAATGCCGATCAGAACGATTACTGGAACCGTGACGACTAGCACTAGCGCAGATGTGTCAGTGAGTTATGGCGCTGGCAACAAGTTTTATGTGACGCCAGCTGTAGGCATCATTTTCAATGCTCAAACCTCTAACGAGCATTACGTTGTTAGCAACAGCACGGCTACCGGGTTTGATCTTTCGGTTTACCATGGGACTAACCAGCGCGTGGCACGCGACGTGACCTGGACCGCAACTGGCTACGGAATCGGCTGATGTCCTTTGTAAACGAGACAAAATCCACTCCGATCCAGAATGACACTGGAGCGAATGTCCGCTCGGACATCAACTCCAACATGGCTGCGATTTACAGCCTGAATGCGAGTTCGTCTGAGCCTAGTGCTGCTAACTCTGTTGCCCGGATGATCTGGGCAGATGAAAGCAATAACGAGTTGAAGATTAGAAATGGAACTAATACGTCGTTCATAACCATTGGTTCTCTCAACGAGACCAACCTTGGACTGGCAACCATTGCTAGCCCTACATTTACCGGCAACGTTGGCGTACCCGCTGGAACGGTCAGCAGCTTGCCGATTCGATTTACCGGAGACAGCGACACCGGTTTATTTCAAAATGCTGCCAACGATTTCAGCATTGTCACTGCTGGTGTGCGCCGTGTTCATTTCAATGACAACGGCATCACCATCCGTGACCGCAAAGCGCTGAGGTTGCGGGATACAAGCAACAGCAACTTTGTTGCAATTCAAGCCCCGTCAAACGTCAGCAGTGATGTGACGCTGACGCTGCCTAGCACTGACGGCAACGCTAATGACGTGTTGCAGTCAGATGGCAGCGGCAACTTGAGCTTTGCTGCTTTGCCGCAGGCTGTGCCGACTGGATCGGTTCACATCATGGCAACGACCACTGCACCAAGTGGTTACCTGAAGTGCAATGGCGCTGCAGTCAGTCGGACAACCTATTCAGAATTGTTCGCGATCATTGGTACGACGCACGGTGAAGGCAACGGCAGCAGCACGTTTAACGTTCCAGATCTGCGTGGTGAGTTTGTCCGAGGCTGGGACGACAGTCGTGGCGTAGACAGTGGCCGCAGTTTTGGCAGTTCGCAATCGGATCAGAACGCACAACACAACCACTCAGCAACAGCAACATCGACCGTCACTGATCCTGGTCACTTCCACGATGTTCCTTATTCAAACAGCGACTCTGGTGATGGAGTGATTGAAGAGTCAGGCACAGGCTTCTCCGGAGTTGAGCCAACCAACTCAGCCACCACAGGCATCTCTGTTTCCACGTCTGTGACCGTTGCTAACCAGGGTGGCAGTGAGGCCAGGCCGCGTAACATTGCAATGATGTACGTCATCAAAACGTAAGCAATGGCCGACCGCAAAATTACTGATCTGACTGCTCTCGCTGCAGGTAGTCAGGCAACGAGCGACTTGCTGACGATTGTGGACGTTAGCGAGGGTGCTGCGGCGGATAAGAATAAGAAGATCACGGTCGAAAGCCTGTTTAAAGGTATCCCATCGAATGTCGGGATTGGAACGTCGTCGCCTGCAGGCGATTTGCAGATTTCAGGCAGTGGTGATCGTTCGTTTTTGATTACTGGAGGAACATCAGGGACAACTTCCGTGCAAATGGGAGACAGTTCAGATGCGGATGCGGGCGCGATTCTTTATGACAACAGTAATAACTCGATGCAGTTCAAAACGAATGCATCTGAGCGTCTACGCATCGACAGCTCGGGGCGGTTGTTGGTTGGTACGAGTACTTCTCAAGGGAATAAGTCGCTACAAATTGAAGGAGACGCCGCAAGTGCCGACAATCCTGGTTCTATTCTTCTTCGTCGTGGTCTAACTTCGGCTGAAATTGGTTCTGTTGTTGGTCGAGATTTAGGCGAGATTAGTTTCGGCACTCAAGACGGAGACATTGGCGCACTGATTCTTGCAGAGTCTGACGGAACAATGTCATCAGGCGACAGCCCTGCACGTTTAGTGTTTTCCACCACAGCGGACGGTGCAAACAGTCCGACGGAGCGGATGCGCATCCAAGCTGATGGCACCGTGAAAATTGGTACGGGCACAGGAAATCCGATCTTGATGCTCAATGCATCAACATCTGGAACGTCTGTAATTCAAATGGGCGATAGTGCTGATAACAATATCGGTCAAATTCATTATGCAAATTCCGATGATTCAATGCGGTTTTTTGCTAACAACTCGGAGCGGATGCGGATCGACAGCTCTGGGCGGTTGGGCATTGGAACATCGTCGCCTACTTCTAAATTTGACGTAGAAATTGCA